CCTGTTGTTATACCTTTTTTAAGTACTGGATTATTTATAAGTATATCTGTTTTATTAATATTGTTTACAAAGTATGTATGCAATCCTTTTAAATCAGATAACTCTAATACCTGAGCACCTTTACAAATATTTAAATTGTTATTTGTAACATCGTAGAAATAAAATGCTTCTGGTGAATTTACCACACTCCATTTGTTTCTACAACCTTGCTCAGTAGTTAAATAAGTATATCTTTGTAATACATTACCTACACCTAATTCAATTGCAATACCATCAGAACCTTGTACTTGCACGCGTGGTAATACTGATATAGCTGCTACTGCTGAATCTTGCAAACTAAATAACTCATCTTTATAGTTATGTAGAGCATTAATAGAACCATATTTACCATCCACTACCATCTTTTCATTTAGAAGGATATCTGTCCAACTATCAACAATCTCGCCATTTACTTTAACTTTACTTACAATAATATTAGTATCAAATGTATCAACTTTTTTAAAGTTAAAATTAGCACTTCTTCTTATTAATAAATCAGATTGTTGCGAGTAAACTTTGTTATAACTGTGATACTCACTATCTAAATATACAAAACTTTCATCCCAGTCACCAAGTGATTTATCATTTCTTGCAGATAAATTAACGGTTGTTTCTACTGGCACTTCAATAATTTCTTCATATTCTTTAACATATGTTTCTTCTATTGCAGTGTCATATCTAGTAACTCTTAGGAATTTAAATTTTTGTACATACGTATCACCAGGCGAATTAATATAATAAGTATCATTTTGAGGAGTTGTTGGTGTTGATAATGAAAGGTCTTTATAAACACCTATCTCAATGTAATTAGTTCGTTTTTTAGCTTCGTATGAATTACCTCCATATATATTACCTAAGTAAATTTCTGTATTGGATTTAACAAACTCTCCAATGACACCCCATCTATTACCTGTAATACCTGACCAACTAAATAAAGAATCTAATGTAGGTCTATCTATAGGTTCTACAGGATTTGGGTAAGGTGATACCCATGGAGCTGGTTCTAATACAAATGTAGCACATCTTGTATTATATGAATTTACGCTTGTTATTGCTCTACCAGTATCATCATTAGTATCCCAAGATGTATCAGTATCTGTTAATACACTTTTCATATTATTAACAAATCTAAAATCACCATCTAAATTATATGTGGTGTAAGACTGAGCTTTATCAGTAACTACTGGCGATCCATAAACTGTATATAAATTATCATTAACTGCTGGAGTAAAATATAAACCATCAGAACCACCATCTGGCTCAATGTCAATAATATTACTAGCACTTGTACATTCCTCATCAGTATGAGCTAAAGTTGTGTTTACAGATTTTGCTGTTAAATCAATTGTTCCAGAAAATGTAGTATCTGATAAAATAACAATACCATAATTATCCACTCGTGATTGATTCCTATCAAGTATAGGAGTAAAAGGTGAACTTGCAGTTAATGTTTGTGTACCTGTAACATTTAATACAGATGTTGCAATGTTTACACCGTTAGCATCTCTTACAATGATAATATCATATGGATCACCTGTCACAGGTGTTACTGTATATTCGACTTGACTTTCAAATGAATCTGATGATAATACATCGGGATCATTTAACATTATACTAACTAATTTATTAGCAGCTGTAAATTTTATTTTATTTGTAGTATTAACACAAGAAAAATTATTTAAAAATTTATATACTTTACCAACAGAATCAATTGTAGGTACAGTAGTTGGTGCACCATATACTCTATCAAATAACATAGTTGATATATACCACGGCTCGCTACCTAATGGGTGAGCAATAATACCAGATGTCATTGTAGAATAAACTGTGTATGGATTAGCAAAAAATGGCACATTAGTTTGACTAGTTTCTTCAACATATCCATCATTTGGAAATTGAGGAGATAAACCTCCATATACTTTACCTTCTGCTATACCTTCTGTTGTATTTGGACGATAAATTCTTGCCCAAGTATTATTAGTTGAATTTTTAACAGCCCCTTTAATTTTAAAATTATATTTACCCGCTAAAGAATTTGTAACTTCAAATAATAATTCAGGGGAATACATTTGCATCATTGTATTGTACTGCCAGAATCTACCTCTTGTATCAGCATCAAAATAATATGCTAATTGATATTCATTGTTTGGATCTTCACCTTGATATCCATCATTATAAGGGTCACCAAAATGAGCAGCTCTCCATACTGGTTTAGTATTACCATATTTATATTCATCATTATTTATAGCAGAATATTCATGGCAATTTCTTAATAATACAGTAGGAAGTTTAGGTTGCTTATTAGATGTTAAGTTTTTATAAGTAGATGGGTCATTTGTATCTTGTTTACCAGATTTATCATTAATAACCATTGTTCCTAATATACCACTTGATATAATTGTTCTATCACTTATATTTCTTTGAGCAATAAGCATTTTATAACCAACTGGTTTTTGATAATCTGAAGTAAAGTTTGCTGAAGTATTTAACCAAACATAAAACTCAGGCTTTAATGTAATTTTTAATTTATTATAATTACCATCTAAATTACCTTCTAATGCTCTAAAATCTGCAACCCATGTTGGAGAGGTTATTTGACCATACCCATTATAAAACTGAATACCTAATCTATAAATTTCAGAATCTTTAAAGTACTGCCAGTTATTATTACCTAAACCATCTTGTACTAATTCATATTTTATATACTTACCTTCACCACCAATTGTAACACCATCTGCATGATATTTATATACTCCATAATCTAAATTAATAGAATCAAAAGTATCTTTATAATCATCTGTGAAAGCAGCAGCATTAATTTCTATTGCATTTTCAGAAGTTACTGTATCAGTTGCTTCATCATACTGAATGTTTGAATGTACGAAGCATCTATTTATATTACTAAAACTATATGCTCTAAAATCTAATTTAACCTCAAAATTAATCTCTTTATAGTTTGCAAAGAATAATCTATTAAATTTTGAATTAATATGTTGAGGTATCATTATATCAGAACCTAAGAATAAAAATTCTTCTAGTGATACTGAACTAATGTTTGTACCATCATCAAATATATCTATTGTACCACTAGGTGGAATATATTTATCAACAATTACTGTGATAGAAGGCGCACCATTATATGAAGTATATTTAATAGCATATACTTTAATGTGTGTATAGTTTTGATCAATGTTACTAATTCTTACAACAGGGATAGAGGCTACTACTTCATTTACACTTCCACCACCTTCACCTTCACCTTTTGTAAGAGATATCATTTCACTTAATGGTGATATTTTAGTTTGTGATGAATTTAATCTATATAAATTATATGCATATTGAATTCTACCAGCTGTATGACTACCTCCTTTAATTACATCAACAATTTCAGGTTCTGATATTGTATATTTACCAACCATGTTTAAAACATCAGAAGGTAAATCTATCAATTCTTCTCTATCATCATTTGCAATTGAATGATTTAGATTAATAAATCTCATTTGATTTGCACCATCTACCCAATATAATTTATCAATTTTTTCATTTTCAAAATTGTCTAAAACTTGTAATGGATTATTTGTGCTAAAACTAAGATCTCTTATATATAATAATTGTAATTGATTGGTAAATATTTCTATTTTCCAGATACAATCAAAACCTTTATTATCTGTAGTAAAGAGAATAATATCCTCCCTACTATTTGAATGTCCAATAATCTGTTGAACACCACTTTGATTTATTTGTTTTGGTTGTAGTTGTTTATTTATTTCATCAGTTGTGTAACTTAACCCACCAGGGTTAGCCATTCCAGTCCATGTTATAATTTTATTTGTATAATCAATAACAGGTGATGGAACGGATAATATTAATTTATTGCCTTTTTCATTAGTTACAGAACCTGTAGTTTGTGAATCAGTTGCAACAATTCTTATATTTCTACCTTCAAAATAAAAACCATTGGAAGTTTTCTGACCATTTACATAAGCCTCATTATATTTAGACTTTGAAATATCTTGGTTCATTCCAGTATAAGACTGCGTTGTTACTTTATTCATAATAAATTATAGTTGTTTTATTTTTCCTATATCCTGTAAGATATTTAGATAATGTTTTTACTGAAATATTTAATTCTTCAGCACAATCTGACATACAATTCCATATTTTGTTGGTATCAGTACATATAACTTTTTTAGCTAAATGATTATCACTTCTTTTTTTACCAACATTGGAATGAATTTCATTTTTTCTGGCATTTTTTAATATTTCTTTATGCTCTTTAGATATAACTTTACCTTTATTAGCTAAACTTATTTTTAGTTTTGTTTGCTCGGAACAAACTTTATTTTTCATAAATTGACTAATTTTAAGTTTAGTTTCAGCAGATCTTTTTTTACCTTTATTTCCAATACTTATCTTTAATTTAACTTCTTCTGATAAACTTCCAGATTTATCATTTGTTTGAGTTAATTTACAGTTTAAACCTTTTGTAGATAATACATTATAATGATCTTGCCAATATCTTTCTTTAATATTAAGTTGATCTATACTACACTCTTCTATAAATTCAAATATATGATTTACAATTCCATATTTTAAAAATGAATAATGTAATTTAGTTTGACATTTACTTTGATTTATATTATTATATGTTAATAATCTAATATTAAAATCAATAGTTTGACCAATATAAATTTTATTATTTGGAGAAGTTATTTTATATATTCCTATCATTTTGTTTTATTTATTATCTGAAGCGACGCATGCGTTCTTTTTCTCCAGCTTTCTTAAAGAAGTTTTGATGTGCTGTAGTATTGATGATTAATCTGTTGAGTGAGTTCATCAATGTTTCCATTTTATCAAGTGATGGCATTTGTAATGATGTAAATGCAGATGGCATGTAGAAGTATCTCTTTTGTTGGATATATTCAAATGCTTTATCTGTAATTTTACCCATCATCCATAATGGCTCTAAGTAACGACTTAATACATAGTATTCAATACCTAAAGTTACTTTCTCATGATCTGGAATCAATGGATAACCATCTTCATCTGTTGCAATAGCTTTGTAAGCTACTTCAATAAATCCATCAAGCATTGATGTAAATATAATACCTTTTTGAATGCTGTAAGTAAACTCAGTTTTTCTGTGGTTACCTCTTAAATCAAACTCAGTATCTTGTTCATTAGCATGCTCAGTAGCACTACTGTGATATACATTAGTAGCTTCTCTCATTGCGATTGGACTACCCATCTCACCATCTTCTGATACCTCAACATATCTAACACCATTTAGATATAATAAGTCACATGGTAGTTCAGCTTTATGCATTGTTAATTCTAGAGTGTGAATCTTATCTAAGTATACCATAGGTACACCTAATAATTTTATAAACTCTAATGCGTATTCAGCAGCTTCCTCATATGTTATTTCAGCAGCTAATGGATTCTTTAATACTTTCCAAAGTATCGTTCCTAAACTTTTATAATTTCCGTTAAACATAGTTGATATTTGTCATTTTCTACAAATTTATAATTTATCTAATAAAGAAGGTATGTGTCATAGCGTTCTTTTGTTTCGTCTTTTATTCTAGCTCCTAATAATCTACTGAAAGCTCTATTAGCTTTAAAAGAATACAACTTCTTATTAATAAAAGGATATTTATATTTCTTAAAGTATATCCTAAATACATATTTCATTGTATGATAATTATTATGTCTTACTAATAATTTCTTTTCCTTTGCTTCAA